AAGAACACTGATAATGTCTTTGAAAGGGAAATTTCACCGCGTGACTGGATGACTAAGGCGGGATATCGGGTTAAGGTATGGAGTCAGGATGAGAAAAAGGCTAATGATACTGATGATCTTAAAAAGCTTCAAACACTTAGAATGGAAATGTTTGATAATCCTGAGGTGTTGAAGGTTTATCAGAGAAAATTACTTGAGTATGCGGATATTACTCCTGATGAGGCAGTTGCAATTATGGAATTTGAAGAGCGAAAGAGGCTAGCTATTGAGAATGCTCCGCCAATACCTATTCAACCAGGGCAAAATAACCAAATACCGCCTCCGCAGTCACCGATGGAGATAACAGGGCAACAAATACCTATTCAATGAGTGTAACTTCTGACATAGAAGAAAAGTTTGATATTAAGATAGAGACTTTAAATTCTCTCGAAAAGGAGACTTACTTTAAAATGCTTTCTGCTGTTCAGGAAGCCCAGATGACTCCTGAGAAGTTAAGGGACTATATTGTTAATATGCGCAGCGCGGTTGAGCAGGAACTGGTAAAAGTTGATTTAACTTCAGAACAAGACTTGTTTTTAAAGGCAAGGCTTAAAAATTATATGTTACTGGAAGCGTTTCTTGTTTCGCCCGAGCGCGCAAAGCAGGCTCTTGAGGATATGATTGCCGGGATGGCGCCGAAGAAGGTGAGTTAAGATGCCTAGAGTTGGTAAAAAACATTTTGCATATAGTAAGGCCGGATACAAAGCCGCTGCCAAAGCTAAAAAGAAAATGAAAGGGAAAAAGAAGAAGTAAATTTGACAAGAGTTAAATTTACACTCTATTATATATATTATGGATCCTAAGTCCAAAGAACTCTTAAATAAAATCCTCGAAAAAGAAATTATAGCGCTTAACTCAGAAGATATAGAGTTTTTGCGCGCAAGACGCTCTTATCTTAAAAAATCACAACTTACGGAATATGATGCTATAATTAATCCTAAAGAGCCTGAAAAAGAAGAACCACCTTTATATGTAGCCAAAAAAGACCAAACCTCCCAAGTGGAGCCGGTAAAAGAAGATGCCAAAGAATCCTAAAAATCACGTAAAACCCACTAAAGAAGAACTTAAAGCTCAAGAAGAGGCTGCTATTGAAGAGGCTGAAAAGCTTGAAAATGCTCCTTCTGAGGAAGAAGAGCCTGAAGTTGAAACACCTGCTGAAATTGAAGAAACCGAAGAAGAAATTACTGAAGAGATTATAGAAGAGGAAAAAGAAAAGGAAGTTGAAGAAGCTGCTCCATCCGAAGAAACTAAGGAAAAACTTACAAAGAAACTATCCGCCTCCGCGCGCGAGAACCAGAAGATATATGCCAAGAACAGAGTAATGAATAAGGCATTGGTTGATGCTGAAGACGTACCAGAGCCGACAGAACAGGAGTTAGTAGCAAAGTTTAGTGATTGGGATGTAATGAGTGAAGTTGAAAAGACTTTAGCTCGCGAAACTATTATTTCCCGTAACTGGCGGAAAGTAATAGCAGAAGCTAAAAACCAGGCTACTAAAATTGAGAAGTGGAATGAGTCGGTAGAAATATTTGTAGATGATCCGAAGACTTTGGTTGATAATCCTGATTTAGAAGGGAAAACTGAGGAGTTTAGGGCATTTGCAATTGACGAGGTAAATAATAGCGTACCTTTTAATATCCTTATATCTGCCTTTTTGCATGAACATGCTAAAAACAAACCGGTTAATAAGGGGCGAATGTTTGAAAAAGGTACCGGTGGGCCGAATGATAAGCCGCAGCCCAAAGATGGAAGTATAACATTAGAAGAAGGTCGCAAATTAAGAGAGTCAAATTATGATTTGTGGAAAGAAAAACTTAACGCCGGATTAATAAAATCCGATCTTTGAGACTAAGTATTAAGATTTTGTTCGTTTTTCTTTTTATGATACCAGTATTTATGGTAACAAAGCGCACATAATCCATATCCTCCGTATATTTTTTTTGAACTTTTACAAATAATACACTCTGTATATTGTCTACTCCAGGTAGGTGTACGTTTTTCTTCAATTATTTTTTTAGTTCTTTCTCCTAAATGTATTTCATAATGACATTTAATACATATAGCCATAATATTTTTTAAATCATTATTATT